CTTAACATAACTTCAGGCCTTGCGTTAATTGATGAATGTCAAACTCTATCTGAAGAAGTTGCTCAGAAGACTTTAGGCCGTCTCCGATCTGGACCATCTCCGAAGCTGGTTATGGTTGGCCTGCCAGTTTGGGGAGCTTGGTGGGTAGATTTTGCGGAGAAAGCCGGATGCTCACCAATCTTCTATTCAAGCCATGTCAACAAAAACAATCTATCTGAAGCATGGTTTGACGCCGTCAAGAATTTGCCAGAGTCTGAACGGCTGGCAATGGTGGAGAATCAGCCAAAGCCTCCTCAAGGTGTGATCTATTCAGAATGGACAGCCAGCCACATCATCGATGATTGGCAATATCATCCATCTATGTCATCGAGACTTGTTGTTGACTTCGGCTTTAGAAAGCCTTCAGTTTTGATCTTAGCTCATGATCCAATCTTAGAGGCTGATGTGATATGTGCTGAAATCAATCCTCAAGAAATCACTTTGAGCGGTCTAGCAAAAGAGATCTTAAAGATTGCAGCGCCGAGACATTTGGCAAAACTTCATCAAGGCAAAATCTTGCTAGATGGTGCATCAGGTGATAAGGCTGGATCAGCTAGATCAGATCGAACCGCTCAATCTGCATTTCATGAGCTGTCTAAACCTATCGATCAAGGTGGCATCGATCTGCCTTTTAGATGGTGCACTGATCCAATACGAACGGACATCTTAAACGGTATTCAAAGAGTCAAGCGCTTGATCCATCAACGCAAGATTTTATGCGCCAAAGAGGTTTGGGATAGAGGTGGATCTGCTCAAGGCAATTCATTCAGAAAAGCAATCTTGTCTTATGCTTGGGATGGTAAAGAGACGCCAAAGAAAGACGGGAAGGAGGATCCTCTAGACGCTCTAAGATACGATGTCATAAATTGGCGCTGGAGAGATAGCGAAATCCAGCCAGATAAGCCAATTCCTCCAGCATCCCCCACGGTCAAAAGTAAGCTGCATCAAGTCAGCTCACATATAAAGATGATGAGGAGTCACTAATGCTAAAAGAAAACACGATACACTTGGGAGACTGCCTTGATCTGATGCCATCCATCCCCAGTAAATCAGTTGATATGATCTTGTGTGATTTGCCTTATGGTACAACTGCCTGCGAATGGGATTCTATTATTGATATGACTAGACTTTGGCAAGAGTATGAGAGAATTATCAAGGATAACGGCGCAATCGTTTTGACGGCCAATTCAGTCTTTACCTTTAAATTGTGGTCAAGCAATCCATCACTTTTCAGATATAAGTGGATTTGGGAGAAGACCATGGGGACAAGGTTTTTACATTGCAATAAGATGCCTATCGGAAAGCATGAAGATATTTTGATCTTTTACAAAGCCTTGCCAACTTACAATCCTCAAATGCAAGAAGGAAAGCCTTATAAAGACAGCGATCGCAAGAGAGTGTCTAGTAAATCTCAAAACCTAACTGACACGATAAAAAAGCCTATTGACAACACAGGTTATCGCTATCCCGATGACATAATCAAATTCTCAAACGGCAATAATCATTCAATCCATCCAACACAAAAGCCTCAAGCCTTGTTTGAATACCTAATCAAAACCTACACCAACGAAAACGAATTAGTCTTAGATAACTGCTCAGGCAGTGGCACCACCGCCGTTGCCTGCATGAATACAAACCGCCGGTTTATCTGCATTGAAAGAGATGAGACTTATCACAAGAAGAGTCTTGAGAGACTGGCAAATCATGAACCGCTGTTGCACATGCTTTCTGCATATAAATGAATTGAAAATGTGCAGAAAGGAGAAAGATGATGCACAAAGAAATGACCGATGATGAGAGAGTTTTGATGATCGAGGAGATGATTGAGCGCGGGGAAGTTTATCATGGATACAAAAATGAGATAAGAGTTGCTTGTGCTAAGCAACACAAGAGACGGACCTCATGCACCAAAGAGATGTTTATGAGCGCTTATTCTCCCGAATTGCCTTGGCGAGTGATAGCCGAAAAACTCAAGATCAGTGAGTCTTTTTGTCTCAAGCTTAGTCATGAATACCTGGATTATAGACGGCCATCCGTTTGGATAAAGGTGACTGATGAGCAAATCATTCAAGCATTCAAAGACCATGCTGGTGACAAGCTGATCACCATCGCAAAAAAGTTAAATATTCATTCCAGCTCATTGCTAGCCAGAGCAAGAAAATTGAAGATAAGACCATGAGAAAAGATATGACTTCAGATGAAAGAATTTTGATGATCGAAGAAATGATCGAGCGGGGGGAGGTTTATCATGGCTATCGTGCGAATAAATACCCATCAACACTTCCAGAGACCAGCAAATCAAGTGTAAAGTACAAACCTAGAACGGCGGTTGAATGCTCCAAAGACAAATTCATGAGCATCTATTGTGCTGAAAAAAGCTGGGATACTATGGCGCAAGAGTTGGGAGTCAGCCGGCAGACTTGCATCAGACTGGCCTTTAAGTTTGGCATTGATGCAGGTGCAAAAGAACGAGCTTATAAAGTGCCTGATTCACAAATCAAGCAGGCCTTGATTGATCTTCCAGTAAAGGGATTGACTGGCATCGCAAGGGAATTAAAGATGAGTGTTCACACTCTGAGATATAGGATGAAAAGGCTTGAAATGATATGGTGACTTAAAGAGATAGATTGATCTTTTTAATCTTATCTTCCACTCTATCCAGTCGATCGGCCAATTCGTTATCACCGATCAAAATTCTAGTTTGATCTTTGGCTTGTGCATCGATCTTGCTTTCTAAAATATTGATCTTCTTTTCAATCTCTTGTCTCTCAAAGTCACACACCAAAGCATGATCCTTATCCTCTCTCTCTTTCTTTTGCATCTTCTGAAACATCAAAACAATTAAGATGATTAAAGCAAGTGGGGTATTGTCTTTAGTGATCTTCATGAGCTGCTGAAACTGATCAATTTCTGGCGGTAGCTCAATGAGTGATTGCGTTTGAGCTGGTGAAGGTGCATCAGCTTGAGCGATGAGCATTTGATCTTCTGGATATAAAAACATATCTTCTTCTTTCTGATAAATGAATTGGTCTGGTACCATCTTTATTTTACCGTCTTTTTTAAGTAGCTTTTCAATTCTTTTTTCTGAGTAGTGGATGACTATCTTTGAGCCTTCTAGAAACTCACAATCTTCCAATTCATATACTTGACCTTTGAAAAAGATCTTGCCGGAAGTAGTGATAAAAAATTCATCATTTATCTTGCACATATTTTCACCTTGAGCGTGTTTATCAATCCGGTTGCTTTATGTTTCTAGGTGCAGTTTTTCTTGCTTTCTGCACCTAGTTTTAAATTTTATTTGATATAATCATATTTTGTGCAATAAGATATAAGTTAATTGATTAAGGTGAACAAATGACCGCATACCCATATATGACCATGACAAGATCAACTCAAGAGATGCCGTATCTATCTCAAGAAAGACCACATTTTCAATCTTATGGGATCAGTGGAACATCTATTCAAGGCGGGTATATCACTGGCAAGGAGCAAAATCCGGCGCTATCTGGCAGATCATGGACCAGAGAAGCGGAGGATATGCTGGCAACTGATCCAATCATCAGACGGTCTTGGAATTTGGTCAAGCAAACTTTGTTATCTGCAAAGTGGGAATTTAAGGCTGGCAAAGACGGTGATCAAACAAGTGAAGAGTTGGCAAGATTTGCCAATGAGGCCTTTGGATTTAAGGGATATCCGGGGATGATGGAATTGTCTTTTGAAGATCAACTAAATTATCTTCTAGAATTTATTCCCCATGGTTGGAGATATGCAGAAGAAATTTATTGTGTCGCTAAAGACTCACTAGGAAAAGAGAAGGTCTTTCTTAAAAGATACGCTGACCGTGAGCCTTCATCTCATCAGCAATGGCTATCAGCTGACAAACAGAATTTAGATGGTGTTATTCAAATCATGGTCGGCGGGGTAAATCCCGAACCTATCCCAGCGTCAAAACTTTTACTTTTGACTCTCAATAGAACCGGATCAAACTTTGAAGGGATTGGCCTTTTGCGTCCGTGCTGGTGGTGGTGGAAAGAGAAACAACGGTCCGCCACTCTCATGGCTATCGGCCTTGAGAAATGGGCTGTGCCTACGCCAATTGTTAAAGTCAATCGTCAAGCGATCGATCAGATGGGGATTTCAAGTGGTGATGTTGAGGCAATGATCAATGAGGCTCAGCAACAAGCGCAGGCCTATGTTGTGCAGGAGCAAAGCTATTTAGTTGAAAATAATATTGTTTCTTTTGACACCTATGGAGGATCGGCCGGCTTTGATGCTGGTGGCGCTTTGCAAGTTATTCAAGAGTGCGACAATCAAATTTCTCAAGCCTTCATGGCTCAATTTATGAATTTGGGGATATCCGACACTGGATCTAGATCAGTTGGTGAAGTGCATCTATCCGTTTTTAGAAGAGCATGTATCAATTTTCTTGACTTAGTGGCCAGTGCAATCAGTGGACAAGATAGACGGGGAGGCGGCACAATTGGCCGTCTTATCCGTTGGAATTATGGAAACATTGAGACAACAAAACTCCCCCGCTTAGTGCATACCGGCCTAGATGCTGATGCACTTGCAGACGCTTTGATCTCATTGCCTTCCTTGGTACAAGCTCAACTACTCACACCAGATGATGACCTTGAGCGTGCTATCAGACAAAAGATCGGCGCCGGCCAGTTGCCAATGGAGGCCACTAGAACGGCTCAAGATCGAGCAGTTGCACAAAATCCAGCCTTGGCGATGGCTGAAAGATTGCGAGCTATAAGATGAATGAAAAACAAATCTCTTTGGCAAAACAAAGATTGATGAGCAGACGCGTTGGCGCTTATCTCAATGCACCTAAAAAATATGAGGGCATTGATTTTACTCCACCTCAAGGGGTAAGAGACGCAGCGATCAGAGCACTAAAGAAACGGTCTGAGCAACCTCCATCAAAAAGAGGTATGACGGCGGTGGGTATTGCTCGAGCAAGAGATTTATCAAATGGAGTCACTTTATCACCAGAGACCATTAAAAGAATGGTTGCCTATTTCACAAGACACGAAGTTGACAAACAAGGCTCAACTTGGGAAGAATATGGAAAAGGCCGGCAGGCTTGGGATGGTTGGGGAGGTGACGCCGGTTATACTTGGTCAAAGAAGATTTTAGCACAAATGGAGAGAGCCGATGCGAAAGAGAAAGCATTGTCAGAGACTTCCATGCAGGCCGCCAATCGTACTGACTTTAAGGCATTTAGAGAAAGAATCCGGTTGGGGGAAGTTGCTTTATATCCAGGACAAGACATTAAAGTGCTTTCTTTGGGTAAGGTCAACAGCCGGATCAACGGCGAGAC